GCAACCTTACGGTAGTCCACGCACGATTCGGTGAGTTCCAGCAGAAGGACGAGAACGGCCAGCCCATGAAGTCCACCTTCGCCCCCAACCAGGGCCAGGTTATCGCGCCCAAGATGGTAGCCTTCATAGACCTGGCAAGCCTGGAGGAAGAGGGCACCGTATTCAACCAGCGGTACAGCGTGGGCGACATGTCCAGGTACACAGCGGTGAATGATGGAAAGGTGCTACAGATTCTAGACCCCAAGAAGGGCTTGAGCAGCAACTGCAACTTCTATGCGTTACTGAAGCAGCTCATCCAGGTGGGGTACCCTGAGGACAGGTTTGGCACCGACATCTCGGTAGCCCTCGAGGGGCTGGAAGGCTACTGGGACCAGGGCACCGGACAGGACAATGATACGGACAACGTAGCGAAACTGATCCTGCCCAGGGAGATACATCGGTTCCCATGGGACAGCCAGCCAGTAGTCGCACCCAGCTCTAACGGCACCGGGGGAGACGTCGTTGGAGTCGCCGTGGGTCTGGTGAAAGAGCTACTCGACTCGGGGACTGCTGCCACACGGCAACAGTTGTCGATGAACGCCTTCTCGTCGCCCCTACCGGAATCGACCAAGACATCCCTGATGAACCTCATCTTCTCCGAGGAGTTTGCCAAGACCCTGGAGCCTGAAGGCATCCGCCTGGAAGGGGAACTGTTCGTCCGTTAATCAACAGGCAAAGGATACCTATGCTGAACCTAGATTTTGTCGCTGACCTCGCAGACCCGCCCGGCTACCGGGACGAGTCCGTAGTACATGTGTCTGACCTCGTGAGCCGAGCGGCCACGCTTGTGGGATTGCCGAGTTACTCGAGCGAGACCACCGAGGCCCAGCGCAACATCATGGCGTTGGGACGGCTATGGGAAGCCATGGTACGTCCCACCGTCAAAGAGTTGGCGGAGTTAGAGGGCCTCCAGTTCATTGCCACGGTGCCACGCGTCTTGAACGACGTGGTGGGCAGCCTGGATGGCATCCTCGTAGAGGAAGGGGCACCAGATGTGGCCTGTGCGGTCGTGGAAACCAAGAGCCGCTGGACCAGTTCTGGTGACCCCACTAGCAATTGGAGGTGGATGGCACAGGTCAAGGCCTATTGTTTCATGTCCATGTGTACCAGGGCCTGGATGCCTGTGCTGTATCTGCCTCGGAAGGGGCCGCCTAACGCGGAGTTTATGCTCCACAAGCTGGAGTTCCTACCCCACGAGTTGGCGGAGAATTGGCAAATGTTAATGGGAGCAAGAAGATATGACGACACTGAAAACACTTGAGCAAGCAGGGTGGACCAAGGCTGCGGCGGTGCCCAGGCGATTGGTCTGCTCCATAGAGGGGCTGGATAAGACGGGCAAGAGCCACCTGGCCATGTCCGCGCCAGGCCCTATCGTTTACGTTGACCTGGACGTCGGCACAGAGGGAGTCATCCAGAAGTGCCAACAGGATTACCTGATATATAAAGTAGAGCAACCCAAGCGGCTGGGCTCCAGCTCGGAGCTGATGGATAAGTTCAAAGATGTCTGGAGTGATGTGCAGACCCAGGTGGCATCGGCGTTAAGCATAGGTTCAGGCACCTTGGTGATCGATACATTCACAGAGGTCTACGACATATGCCGCTTGGCGCATTTTGGGAAGATGGCCCAGGTACAGCCCCACCAGTACAGCGTCTGCTACGCTGACATGCGCGAGATAATAAGGCTGGCAAACGCCAGTAAGATGAACGTCATCCTATTGCACCGGATGGGAGCTGACTTCAACACCGGAGAGCTCGTGTTCCAGGGTTGGAAGCAGGTGCCCTCCGAGGTGCAAGCCGTACTACGGACCCAGCGTAGCGATACTGATAGCGGACCCGTCTTCAGCGCGGAGGTAAGGACTTGCCGCCACAAACCGGAGATGATGGGCAAGGTGTTGGTAGCGGGGAAGGGCGAAGGCCCCAGGGAGATTCCTTACAGCCTGAATTTCGAGGCTCTTCTTGGTTATGTCCACGGACCAATCGCAAACAGCTAACATGCCCTGTCTGCCGGGGACTTCTGATCTTTGACCGGGAGTTCCCAGGCTGGCAGTGCATGATATGTGCGAGGGTATTCTGGACCGAGGGAAGACCGGAAGGAGGGTGTGAGTGATATACGTTACCACGGCGGCCAATGATAAAGACCTGCTAAAGCTGGGCCCCCCAGTCCCCATACGCCACGGCGATGCGATATTCGTGGGGAAGCAGATGCGAGCAGACGGCTTGCCTATCCAGGTATGCGTCGAGCGAAAAAAAATGCGCGATTTGGTCAACTGCATCAACGACGGGCGGCACCTACAGCAGGTTAGGCAGGCCTTTTCAGCAGGCTTCGATTACTACACGTTGATACTCGAGTCCTTGTGGCGTGAGACCAAGGATGGGGACACAGAGTACAGATCGGGCAAGAACTGGGTGCGGGTGGGGATGCCCTGGAGCCGCATCCAGGCCTACCTGATAGAGCTCCACTACCTGATGGGCGTGCGAGTCGTCTACTCCAAGAATGTCAAAGAGACCATTCAGAGCATCAAAGCCCTGTACAAGTTCTTCCAGACCGAGGAGCACGATAGCCTGAAGCGGTTCTACGTCGCGCCCGTGGATGGCATGTTGCTCCAGCAACCCAGCCTGATGCGCCGGGTGGCCAAGGAGCTGCCTGGCATCGGCTGGGAGAGGAGCCTGGTGGTGGAAGCGAAGTGGGACAGCGTGCGCGACATGGTCAATGCCCCAGTGGAGGAGTGGCTGGAGCTGGATGGTATAGGCAAGGGGATAGCAAGCAGGGTCCAGGAGGAGCTAGGATGAGCCACCCTCATAGCTGGATAACATGCAGGAGATGCAACCAGGAGTACTGCCAGAGGTGCCACTTGAGGTGCCCATATTGCGAGGAGAAGAGATGACATACTGTATATTTTGCAGAGCGGAAGCAGACATCGTGCCGATACAACGCCCTGATAGAGCTGAGCCCACTTTCGCTCCGATCTGTGATGAATGCATAGCTGGTATAAAAGGGTGGAGTAACAAGAAAGAGATAGCGAATAGACTTGGGGTCATGCTTAATACCATGCGTACCCTGGAAGGTGGGAAGAGATGACAACCTATATGGACAAGGCGTTACTTATCGCCATCAACAATAACGCTATCAAGAAGAACAGGAACCGGACGCTTATACCGGAGAAGGTCATGGAGCTGGAGGATAACTTCTTCCCGGTGGTGTTCAACATGGTCCATAATGACCAGGAGATTCGGTGCCAGTTAGTGCTGAATGCTGAAGGAGCCACCGCCTGGCTCGACATGCCCATAGAGGTGTTCAGCCAGTTGCCGACCGTGGAATTGTTGGAAGTAACTGAAGAATGAAACCAGTAAGATGTTGCATCGTCTGTGGCCGCGTTACCAGGGAGCTAGAAGCCCATTACATAGAGAAGCACGCACCTGTCCCAGAGAAAACCACACTAGGGCTCTGGGTGAAAGAGAAAGCGAGTAACTAATGAAGTACGACCACTTTTGCCAGAGGTGCCGCCTCCTGTTCCAATCACGGGTACAGGAGGGCCCTGAAACAGCTCCTTGCTGCAAGAAGCATGGTTGGGATGTGCCGGTAGGATTTGTTAAACAGGACTACAGCAAAAGAACGGGGATGTCAGGCTTGATAAAAACTAAAGAAGGAGAGGCATATGATCAGAGAACATGAGAGACTCCAGAAGCTGTGCGAGAAGGCACGGATCATGCGGGACACCAAGAACTCCATAGCCAACGACGAGAAGCCGGTTACTGAAGAGATAAGGGCCATACTGCCCGAGCTGCCCGCGTTAGTGAAAGGGGAGAAGTGGGAGGTAGGCAAGCTGTTGGTCAGCCTGTCGGACGTGTCCAGTACGGACAACAAGAAGTTCGTTGAAGAGCTGCTCAAGCGGGGAGTCAATGGAGATATCATAGAGCAGGCCAAAGCAGCGGCCACCAGGGTCAACCGTGGGTCCAGGCTGAACATCGACGAGGTCAAGCAGCCCAAGACCCTGATGGAGGTCTTCAGTACGCCTCAGTCATTCACCGAGTAGCCTTCCTCCTTTGAATTATTAAAGCCCCTGGTTTCCAGGGGCTTTTTTTGTGGCTAAGCCTACTTGCGTTTGGTGGTATTCTTCTTCGCTGCTGGCTTGGGATAGGGGAGACGCTTGTCTTTGGCACCGGGACGGCTTACTTTTGGCATGATTCCTCCATATTGTGGGG